AATTAGTAGGTTTTTACGTTTATACTATTATCAGGAGTCTAATAGTTGACCTTCAGAGGGTTCAGAAGCGCACCAAGATTATCAGCATTGAACATATTAAAGAATTGGAAGCGTCAGAGATTGACCTTGAATTTGAAGCAGAGTTTGCCAAGAAGCTGGAGGTCATTGAGCAATCAAAAGCAGATATGGGTTGGTATGACTTGAAGCTGTTTGAACTATATCACAACGAAGGTCTGAGCATAAGAAAGCTATCAAAAGAAACGCGCATCAGCGCATCATCAATATTCAATACACTAACCAATGCCAAGAGCAAAATCAACGAAGCCTACCACGAGGCGAAGAAAGAAAGCACCAAGTAAAGGTTTAGGTGATACCATAGAGAAGGTCACAGAAGCGACAGGAATCAAGAAGGCGGTCAAATGGTTAGCTGGTGAAGATTGTGGATGTGATGCTCGCAAGGAGAAGCTAAATAAGCTATTCCCATACGACAGACACAAGCCAAAGAAATGTATGTCAGAGGCTCAATATAACCAATGGACAAAGGTCAAGGATATAACCAAGCAAGACAAGCATAGATACCTGACCGAAGTTTATCCTGTGATTGCACAGATTCACGCGATTGTTTTCGACCACAGGTATCACGAACCTTGCACTTGCACGCCTAGACAATGGGAGCAATGGAGAAAGGATTTAGACCAAGTTTATTCAACATACCAAGAAGATGAAAAAAGTTAAGATTACAGAAGTTAAGACCAATCCAAATAATCCGCGATTGATTAAGGATGACAAGTTTAAGAAGCTGGTCAAGTCAATAAAAGAGTTTCCGCAGATGCTAGAGTTGAGACCTATTGTAGTCAACGATGATATGGTAGTGCTTGGCGGCAATATGCGTTTGAAGGCTTGTAAGGAAGCAGGACTGAAAGAAGTGCCAATTATCAAAGCAAGTGATTTGACTGACGAGCAACAAAAGGAGTTTATAGTAAAAGACAATGTAGGTTTTGGTGAGTGGGATTGGGATATACTAGCTAACGAATGGAATGCTGTGCAGCTTGAAGAGTGGGGATTGGATGGTTTTCCTTTTGATGCTGAAACAGAACTTGAAGCGGAAGAAGATAAAAAAACTAAAACAGAAATGTGTAAACATTGTGGCATTGAGATATGAACAAAACAGAACAACATAAAAAGGCAGTCATAGAAGCCTTAGAATCTTCACTTGGCGTTGTGACATCAGCTTGCAAGAAGGCAGGCGTAGGTCGCACTACATTCTACCAATGGCTTAAAGACGATGCAGAATTTGCCAAGCAAGTTGCAGATATTGAAAACGTAGCATTGGACTTTGCCGAATCACAGCTTCATAAGCAAATACAAGATGGCTCGGCTGCTGCTACAATCTTCTACTTGAAAACGAAAGGCAAGAAGCGAGGATACATTGAACGTCAGGAGATAGCACACGAGGGCGTACAGACCTTCCAAATAGTTGAGGATGGCGAATGGGAAGATTCAGGTCAATAAGGTCTTTACACATCTCAGGAAGTCTGACAAAAAGATAATCGTTGAACAGGGCGGTACGAGGTCAGGAAAGACGTACAACATTCTGCTATGGATAATATTCGACTACTGCTATCGCAATCAGGGCAAGACTATAACCATTGCTCGTAAGACCTTCCCAGCAGTTCGCTCATCTGTGATGCGTGACTTCTTTGACATCCTCAGAAAGCACAATCTATACAGCAATACCACAACAAGTCTAACAGCGAATACCATCTGAATGGCAACCTGATTGAGTTTATCAGCTTAGACCAGCCGCAGAAGATTCGAGGACGAAAGCGTGATTTAGCCTTTCTAAACGAGGCAAACGAGTTGTATTGGGAAGATTGGCAGCAGATACTATTCAGAACCACAGGTCGCATCATAATCGACTACAATCCATCTGACAGCTTTCATTGGATATATGACAAGGTAGTGCCAAGAGAGGACTGCTCGTTTCTGCAAACCACATACCTAGACAATCCATACCTTGACGAAAGCATCATTCGAGAAATCGAAAGGCTCAAAGAAACAGATGAGGACTATTGGCGCATATATGGACTTGGTGAACGTGGAATGTCAAGAGCAACGATATTTCAGTTTGGCATTGTTCAAGAGGTATCAGGTCAGCTACTATCCACAGGAATGGACTTTGGATTCACTAATGACCCAACAGCATTGGTCAAGGTTTACAAGAAAGGCAACCAGCTTATCCTTGATGAACTGCTCTACCATACCAACCTAACCAATCAAGACATAGCACACAAGTTTGAGGAGTTAGGACTGAACAGGCTGGATGTAATATACGCTGACTCGGCAGAACCAAAGTCAATAGAGGAACTGCATAGGCTTCGATGGAATGTAAAACCAACCGCTAAAGGTGCGGATTCAATAATGGCTGGCATTGATATGCTCAAGCGTTATGAGTTGAAGGTCACAGCTAACAGCTTGAACCTAATCAAAGAACTGCAAAACTACAAGTGGACAGAGGATAAGAATGGCAACTTGCTCAACAAACCTGTGGACAATTTCAATCACGCGATTGATGCGGTAAGGTATGCTGTTTGGAATAGGCTTGCAAATCCTAACTACGGAACTTACAGCATCCGATAAAAATATTTTTGCAAATTGTTAGTTTATGTGGAAAACATTTATATCTTTGACAAATCAAACAAACAAAAACAAACAAAATGAAAATTCAGGCAAAAGATTTAAAAGTAGGAGACAATTTTAAGAGAGGTCGTTGGCTTATTTCTGCTGACAAAATAGAAAAAGGAACTACCAAAAATGGTAAAGAAATAGTGATTGTTTATTGTGAGCATATTACACAACCTTTGAGGATTAAAGCAACTACTATACTGAAATTAGTATAAAAATAAAAGCACTAAAATAAAAGCCTCCATATCGGGGGCTTTTTTTATGCCCTATAATTTATATTTTAGCAATATGACACAAGCAGAATTAGACGAGCGAATCAACCAGCTTGAAGAAGGCGATGAGTTAGACCTATTGATGACTGCAACCTTTCAAGCATCAGGACTCATCATTCAAAAGATTACACCGAAGGCTATCTTAGTCAACCACGTTTGGATACCGAAAAGTCAAATTGAACACATTGATGATAACAACAGGATGATGATAGGGCAATGGTGGGATAGAAAAAAGTCGCGTGAGAAATACTCAAACAGATAACCTGAGGTACAAATAGAATCAAATACGTTTATATATTATGAAAGTCAAATTTCAAGTTCCAGCCAGCCTTGCCGATATTCCTTTAAAGGACTACATCGCTTACCAAAAGATATTGGAAGCGAACAAAGGTGAAGAGGACAGCGAGTTCGTGGCAATGAAGATGGTCAGCATATTCTGCAACGTCAGCTATGACGAACTGCAAAAACTTAGCCTGACACAATACGATGTTGTGGTGCAGATGCTGCAAGATGTGTTCGGTGAGAAGCCAACATTCAGAAACAAAATCAAGATTGGTGACACAGAGTTCGGATTCATTCCGAAGCTGGATGACATCAGCTTAGGCGAGTATGTAGACTTGGAAAACTATATGAAGTCACCAACTACCTACCACAAGGCAATGGCTGTCCTTTACAGACCTATCACGCTCAAGGTAAAGGAAACCTACCTAATCGAAGAATACGAAGGCTCAGACAAGTACGCAGAGTTCTTCCTTGACTGCGACTTACAAACCACACTAGGGGCAATGCTTTTTTTTTGGAATTTAGGAAGAGAATTGTTGAGCAGTATGAAGACTTATTTAGTGGAGGAATCGAAGACAATGAATATGGAGAGCGCGCACAATTTGGACAGCGATGGGGTTGGTATCAATCAATCAATCATCTCGCAGATGGAAGCGTCACTAGAATTGATGAAGTCACAAAATTGGCACTCCATAAATGTCTGCTTAAACTGATGTTTGACAAACAGAAAACAGAAATCGAAAGCAACGAACTAAAACGCAAACAAAGACAATGAGACAATTCTATACAGTAACGCAGAAGTTACACGACCTTTTAATCGCAGACAATAACGTCAACGTGGTGACAATAGGAGACATCTCAGAGGCTGATTTAGCGAAGCAGAGTATTTTCCCCTTGTCGCATATTATCGTGGGTGATACGTCTTTAAATGGCTCGACAATGACCTTAAACTTTACAGTCATCTGTATGGATGTGGTAGACATCAATAAGAATGACTTGAGAAATGAGTCTGAGCCGTTCTATGGGATGGATAACCTGCAAGACATTTGGAATACTCAGCTACAAGTTTGCAACCGATTGGTTGAGCAGCTACGAAGAGGCACAGCGTTTACTGACAACTTTCAGTTGACTGATGCAGTAACAGCTACACCATTCCAAGACAGGTTTGAAAACCTACTTGCTGGCTGGGCTATCGACATCTCTATCAACGTGCCTAACAACGAAATCTGCATCTGATGGGTGACAGGGTAAAAGGTGCAAGAGATAAAGCACTAGCTGACTTTGCGGACAATGTAGTCAGGCTTGCCAAAATCAACATAGGCAAAACCTACACAGCTAAAAATGCACGCGGCAAAAGCTACAAGAAGCGCATAGACAATAGCGGCAAGCTGCGCAATTCAATCACATCTGAATTAAAGACAAGGACAGAGGATGGCAGGTTCAGCAAAGGATACGTTATATTCAAGATGCTTGAGTATGGAATCTATGTAGATAAAGGTAGAAAAGCAGGCACAGGAGTTAGTGAACAAGGGCAGCAATCTCTAATGAATTGGATTCGTAAGAAACCTTTGAGAATGCGCGACACTAGAGAAGGAAAAGAAGGTCAGTTTCTTAAGATGACTCAGTCACGAGTAAAAGGATTGGCATTCGTAATTAGTCGAAGTATTAAAGAGAATGGGTTGAAGCCTACTAACTTCTTCACCGATGTTTATGAAAGTCAGGAGGATAAGTTTATTGCAGAAATGCAAGAAGCTATTGCACAAGATAACGCACAATATATCAGCACACAAATAGACACTATCAATGCCACAAGCACTTAAAAGCCATAGACCTGTACGAACAAGGTCACCATTCTTTATCAACTGCGTACCATCGGCAAATCAAGATATTACGAGCGCGTCTCTAAGCGTCAAAATCAAAAGAGGCAACAGAGCGTCAGGTGGTACAGCGATAAAGACCTACACGCTATCCAAAACCAATGACGTTGATGGCATCATTGTATTTGACATTGCTCCGCTTGTTTCTGACTATATCGAACATCAGATTCCTGATGAGATTAAGGAGATTAGCTATGACATCACATCGACTGTAAACCTAAGTGCGAACAATGATGGCAGCGAGTTTACAACAACAGTAGACACTACCACGTTCTGCAACCTAAAGGTAGGTGATAAGTTTACTATCAAAACACCAGCTTTCAATTCAACAGGGTTGGGAGTATGTAATGGTCAAACATACGTTGCGACTGTTTGGTATGTTACTGTCGTGTCATTCAACGCAACATCTATCACGTTTGCTATTCCGACCTTGCAACAGAACAAAGCATACTGCCTTGCTTTTGAATCAGCCTTGACTGCCA